CAACATTAAAAAATACAAGTGAATCTTTTGTTGTGTTAGAAAATTTAGGTAGAACTGAATCAGGTTCTTCAGCATATAATGTTGACATTGGTTTGTATGAGTACTATAGACAAGCATCATATGAATGCGAAGTAACATGTATGGGAAATGTCATGATTCAACCTACGATGTTCTTTTACCTTAAAAATATCCCGATGTTTAAAGGAACTTATTGGATTACTGAAGTTTCACACTCAATAAAAAACAATACAATTAACACAACTTTCAAAGGTTCAAGAATGCCGTATACATCATTACCTGACCCTAAGGATTCATTTATGTCAAGTTTTAAAGCTTTGTTTGATAGATTAACACAGAAAGCGGAAACAAGAGTTAATGGTGTTGACAGGGTAACTAAAACAAGTGAAGTGGTGACAACAAGTGATGGAAGTTTCACTTACGACAAAGGTCCAATTATAGTTCCAAATGAAACAGTTTTACAAGAAGCTGCGTTTACTAAGTTTGGTGTACCATTTAATGGATTTGAAGGTAGTCGTTATATACAAAAAGTAAAACATACTACAGGTAAATGGTTGAGAGCAACTGCGGTTACTATTGGAGGACCATCATTCCCTGTTGACCTTAAAAAGAGATTTAGTCTTATTGATGAATTAACCGACAACTTTAATCAAACAATTAATCCTAAGTCATTGACGTGGGGAGATTTAACAACGACACAAAAAGAAAATGGTTTATTTTTTATAACTAATTTCAATACTAAAAAGTATAGTGCTGATAGATTGTTAAAAACAAATTCAATTTTTTATAATCCTGTTAATAGTAAAGGACCAATAACCGTTAATTCAAAATTTGAATTAGATGTTTTAACTACTAACCCAAGAACAATACAAGGTCCTGTTGATATTGGACCCGATGTTGCTGAATATGGAATTGCATTATCTAAAGGTTTAATGAAGAAATTAGGTATTGAAAAAGACGGAGGAGTCGTATATTTTTGGATGGGAGATAGAGAATCGTGATATTAATCAAATTTGGGATATTTATACTTATAAAAGAGATTTTATGAATAATACAAGATTAAACAACACCGTAGACCAATTTTTAAGTCCTAAACAAGTTAAAAATGTGTCAAATGACGGTATGGAAAGAGAAGAATGTGATTTAATGACAGGAGAATGTTATACAATCAGAGAAAAAGACGGAATCGTTGAAAGAATAAATAAAAAGTACGTTACAAACGACGGTAGACAATTATTACAAGATTAAATTATGTTAGAGAAAAAATTATTAGAAGAATTGAATCGTTACAAAGCCATCAATAAGTATGGTTCTAAAATGATTATGGAACAAGAAGTTCCACCAGCACCTGAGGCGGTACCTACAGACGTACCACCAGCTCCTGAAGCTGTACCTACAGATGTTCCACCAGTTGACGCACCATTGGATGTTCCACCGACTATGGACGATATGTCTATGGATTCTATGGACTCAACTGAAGAAATTGATATTACAGATTTAGTTAATATGACTAAAAATATCAAAAATGATTTAGATAATAACAAACAAGACAATAGTATGGTTATCGGTAAAATGGATGATGTATTTACTAAGCTAACCGATTTAGAACAAAAGTTAGCTCAAATGGATGTTGTTATGTCTAAAATTGATGAGTTAGGAAGTAAGGTTGAAATGATGAAACCAGAAACTCCACAAGAAAAATTGGAAATGCGTTCATTAGACTCTTATCCATTTAATCAAAAACCACAAGAGTTCTTTGCACAGAAACAAGGTGAAATGCAAGCAACCGGCAAAAACGAATATGTATTAACCAAAGACGATGTTCAAAACTATTCTCAAGACGAAGTAAAGACATCATTTAACCCGAACGCACAAGAAGATGAATTTAAGTACTAATATTAATTTTTTATTAGGTTTACAAGTACAAATGAAAATTAATCATTGGCAAACCAAGGGTTACTCAAGACATCAAGCATTTGGTGGTTTCTATGATACTTTAGGAGATTTAATAGATACTTTTGTTGAATCTGCAATGGGAAAATATGGTAGATTTGTTTTGGAAGATGAAAATAAAACTTTACAATTGAATAACTTATCTGAGTTAGATATGAAAGGTTTAATTGTTACTGTTAGAAAGGCGTTTGTAGGAATGGACATAGATAGTACTGATACAGATTTATTAAATATTCGTGACGAAATGTTAGCTGAACTTAATAAATTATCGTATCTTTTAACATTAGAATAATAAATAAAAATTTTTAAAAATACTTTAACCCAGATTTCCAAGTCTGGGTTTTTTTATGTATATTATTACTATAAATGATTTTTTAATTTAAATTTTAATTCTATGAGTACATTTGATGCAGTACTTGCACAGTACGAGAAAAACAAAAACGCCACAGGTGGCAACAACAACAAAGTATCCCAAGAGGATAGAATGAAGAAGTATTTTACAACATTACTTCCAAAAGGTTCTAAAGGAGAAGAAAGACGTATTCGTATTCTTCCAACAAAAGATGGTTCATCTCCGTTTGTTGAGGTGAAATTCCACGAAGTTCAAGTGGATGGTAAATGGACAAAATTATACGACCCTTCACAAGAAGGTAAACGTTCTCCATTAAATGAAGTTCACGATGCTTTAATGGCAACGGGAGTTGAGTCTGATAGAGAAACCGCTCGTACATATCGTTCACGTAAGTTCTATATCGTTAAAGTTATAGATAGAGACCACGAATCTGACGGAGTTAAATTTTGGAGATTTAAACACAACCATAAAGGTGATGGTGTTATTGACAAAATATTCCCAATCTTCCGTAATAAAGGTGATGTTACCAACGCGGAAACAGGTCGTGACTTAATTTTATCTTTAACCTTAACAAAGGCAGGTACAGGAAAAGAGTACACAGTAATCAACTCAGTCTTAAACGATGACCCAAGTCCATTACATTCTGACGCTGACGTTGCAAAAACTTGGTTAGAAGATGAGTTAACATGGGGTGATGTATATTCTAAAAAGGGTGAAGATTATTTAGAAATGGTTGCAAGAGGTGAAGTTCCACGTTGGGATAATGATTCTAAAAAGTGGGTTTCTAATTTGACAACTGAAGAAACAATCGGTGGTACAGCGTCAAAATCAACTACTCCTGTGGTTGACCCACAAGAAGAAGATGATGTTGATGGAGATCTTCCATTTTAGTAAACAAATTAACGGAGGGGTGGAGATAACGTCAGAAACCCCATTTTTAAAAACAAATTATGGCAGGCATTAAAAAAACAGATTTTTCGGCAATCAAGAAGAAATTCTCAAAAGAGGCCGAATACAAACCAGACCGTTTCTTTGATTTAGGAGACGCTTTCTTAGATGCAACAGGAATTCCTGGTCCCGCAATGGGACACATCAATATGTTGTTAGGACATAGTGATACGGGTAAAACTACCGCACTTGTAAAGTCGGCAGTAGATGCACAGAAGAAAGGTATTGTTCCTGTTTTTATTATTACAGAACAAAAATGGAGTTGGGACCACGCTGAATTAATGGGTTTTAATAAAGATGGAGATTACCTTTTTAATAGTGATTTTGAGTATATTGAACAAATTACAGAATATATAAATGAACTATTAGATGCACAAGAAAAAGGAGAATTACCTCACGATTTATTAATCTTATGGGATTCAGTTGGTTCGGTTCCATGTAAAATGACTTACGATGGTAAAGGCGGTAAACAACACAATGCATCAGTGTTAGCTGACAAAATTGGAATGGGTATTAACCAACGTATTTCGGGTTCAAGAAGAACAGATAAGTCCTACACGAACACTCTAATCATTGTTAATCAACCTTGGGTAGAATTACCTGATAATCCTTTCGGACAACCGAAGATTAAAGCAAAAGGTGGAGAAGCAATTTGGTTAAATTCAAGTATTGTATTCTTATTTGGTAATCAAAAAGGTGCGGGGACAACTAAAATCTCAATCACTAAAGATAAGAGAAAAGTTAAAATTGCAACAAGAACAAAAATCTCAATTATGAAAAACCACATCAATGGTTTAGGATATGAGGATGGACGTATCTTAGTTACATCACACGGATTTATGGCTGGACGAGAGGAAGGTGAAGAAAAGAAATCTCTTGAAGAGTACAAAAAAGAGTGTGGTGATTACATCAGTAAGATGTTAGGTGTTAATGTTACAGACATCACAGACGTAGAAGTTGTAACAGAAGAGAGTGATCTATAAATTTTATTAATGTCCGTTTTATTAGTTGATGGAGACAATTTACTTACGATTGGTTTTTATGGTGTCAAAAATGCATTTCATAAAGGCACCCATATTGGAGGGATTTATCATTTCCTTAATACTCTTCGTAGAGCGTTTGAGCAGTACCAACTTGACAAGATTGTTGTTTTTTGGGATGGTTTGGACGGTTCTCAAAATCGTAGGAAGATTTATGTTCACTACAAAGAAAACAGACGTTCAAGATTACGTTCAGAAGAAGAATTAAATTCATATCAATACCAAAGAGATAGAATCAAACAATATCTTGAGGAATTATATGTGAGACAAGGTGAATTTGAGTATTGTGAGACCGATGATTGTATCGCTTACTATACTCAAAACTCATCAAATGAAAATATCA